GTGTCAAACAAGAGCAGACTCGTCAAGCAGGACAAAAAGACATTGCACGCATTGGAGCACGGGCAGGTATTCTTCAGGGTCTTGTTGGTGCTTTTAATTTCTAGATGCACCTTACCTATAATTTAGAAAACGTTGTTTAATCATGTCTGAATCTTTTGGGTACGAAAACGCACCTGCTGGTGACTTTAATATCAACGAGTTCCAGGCTCTCCTGGATCGCCTTGAAGGTTCTAAAAAGCGTCAAAAGCGCCAAGAATCTGTCGAGAGCCGTCGCAATGTGTATGCACAGGGTCTTGCTAGCATGATGAACAATTTCTGATAAACTAACTTATCAACACGTAAGCAATGACTAGCAGCGTCGACGATACCTATTCAACAGACGATTGGTTTGACCTAGACAAATATAGGCAAGCTGCTGGCGTTGCTTACGAGTTCTCCAAGAAAAAAGCAGAGACTGCTGGTGAACAAGAACGTGAAACCATCGGAAAGGGCGCACAAGAGCAGCGCACTTCCTCAGAACAACAACAGCAGTTCAAGCAAAAAGACGAAGAGCGGGATTACGAACAGTCCCAGCGAGCTTATCGATATTGAGATTTTTAATTTCTGGATCGATGATTTAAATTCTGCGGAACAAGAAGCATTTACTGCTTTTGCTGCAGACACATATTCTTTAATTGAGATCTTTCTCTATGCCAGATTCCTTGGTTATGGAGGGAGTATCGTTGCGTGTGAACACTGGTTAAAAACAAATTACAAAAAACCAGATCACCGTAAAACTCTCCTCTATGAGATCGAGGAGATGCAAGAAGATATCCGCAAATTGCGCACTGACGTTGACGAAGGTATTGTCAAACGTGATATGGGTGTAGCCAAGATTGCGGCTATGCAAAAAGAGCTACGCGGTACAATTGCACAAGTTGAGCTTTTTACGGCAAACCGTGATCGTAAAGGATTGCTCATGGCGGGCGCTGACCGCGCTATTCGAGAGCTTCTTTCTGTATTCAAAGATGATCCTATTGAGATCCCCCTGGAAGAGGCGGCAATGAGCGTTTGGGCAAAGATGCAACTAGACGAATAATGTAACTTAGAATATTGTCATGAACCAGCGACAAGAATCACAACCACTGGGTAACGGCGCTATCGCTGGCCGCATGTTTGATGTGATTCGTCAGCTACAAAAGAATCGCGAGAGATTTGCTGGCGTCACTCGTCCTACCCCCTTGGCGCAACACGTCCAGGGAGGCGAAGAGGTAATGTCAGCCCTTTATCAAAAGAAACAAAATGAGCAAAAACAAAATGCCTCCTCAACTCCTGGAGCACTTCAAGAAAAAGGAAGCAAAGAACGAGGACGGCAGCGAAATGTCTGATAAAGAAAAACGTAAAGCTGCATTAGATAAGGCTCGTAAATATCAAGAGCAAAAGAAAGACAAAAAGCAAGGGAAATAGGGTAGTATTCAGTAATACACTGAACAATACCTACTGTGCCTGCGTACCAACATCTTGCGTATCGACGTAATGCACAAGCTGCGGCACGCAGACAACAAATTCGTATTCCACGAAATCTTGAATCCCTGGAGAAAGCAAGGGAAGATTTTGGTTTCTTTTGTGAGTATGTAGCAGATAAACCTCCGGCTCATCATCACAGGGAATGGCATCGTCACTTTGTGACAGATGAAGACAGTAGTTGTCTCCTTAAGATTGCTGGACCAAACGTTGATCTCCTGGCACCCAGGGGCTCTGCTAAAAGCACTGTCCTTGGTTTGTTTACTGCATGGGCCATTGGTATCCATACACAAGCTAAGAAGCCGCTACAGATCCTCTACTTGTCTTATACGGTTGACATTGCACGTTCCAAGTCGGCAACTATTAAACGCATCATTGAGAGTAAGCGCTACCAAGAAGTTTTTCCTACCGTACGTCTTCTTAAAAACGTCACCAGTAATGAGTACTGGTCCATTGACCACAAGTTTGCAGGCATCGACACCACTGGTGAAGAACAGTTCACGCTCTGTGCCGCTGGCCTTAAAGGTTCAGTGACCTCTAAGCGTTCACACCTAGTCATCATCGATGACGCTATCAAGTCGGCTGCGGACATCTCAAACCCTGACATCCGTAAACAGATGCAGGACAACTGGAATGCGGTGATCGCACCCACCATGTTTGAAGGAGCCAGGGCTATCTGCCTTGGTACACGCTTTCGCCATGACGATATTCATTCCACAACTTTTAATACGCAAAACAACTGGATGCAGATTGTCCTTTCTGCAATTCTTAATGATCCCAAGACAGGGGATGAACGGTCTTATTGGCCAGAGATGTGGTCATTGGATTACTTGAAGGAAAAGAAAAGACAAGCACCTATTGCTTTTTCTTTCCAGTACATGAATCAAGTCATCAGACAAAATGAGTTGTCTCTTGCGCCTGAACTAATTGTTAAAGCTGAGATTGCTACAGAGTTTGATACGCTTGCGGTTGGGGTTGACCTTTCCGCTGGGACTAAAGAAAAAAATGATTACACGGTGATGGTTCTTGGGGGACGCATCGGCGATCAGATTCATGTGATTGATTACCGTCGTTTACGCGTCATGGGTAATTTAGAAAAACTAGATGCTCTCAAAGAATTGCTCAATGATTGGTCAATCCTTGGCCGAGATGAAAACGGTAATTACTTTCCAACTTATTCCACGTGTGACATTTATTCAGAAGCTGTGCAGTACCAGGCCTCCCTGGAAGCTGACTTCAAACGAGTTTGTCTTAACAACGAGAATCTTTACAACTTAAATTGGCACCCTGTTAAAGGATTCCGTGCAGATAAGTTGGCACGTTTTCGAGGTTGCATGGGTCTTTTTGAAGACCGTAAGATTATCTTCAATCGTTACCGTAACTTTACCGCTATGTTTGAAGAGTTAACCAACTTTGGTGTCAGTAGCCACGACGATTGTGTCGACAGTTTGGTTTGGATGATTAACGGATTGATGCGCAAAGGCAAGCTCCAGCTCGATTACTAAATCCTAAAATTAGAAAAAAGCTTACTCTAGTCGTGGGTCCTGAATACATTGCTATCGGTCTAACGGCCGTTGTATCTGCTGTTACTGGTGGCAGTTGGGTTGCAGGCAAAATCCTGGGCAGGCAAAACGATCAGATTCAGCAAGCTTTTAATTACATCGGATCTCAAAAACGTAGGATTGATGTTTTGGAAGACGACTTAAAACGGATGCCTTTGGAATACGTTCTCAAGGTAGACTTCCTGAGAGAAATCCAACAGATGCATGACAACTTCAATCAAATCAACAATAAGCTTGATAAGCTAATGGAGAAATTGCTTGAGTCAAAATGAGTTACATCCTTGAGGTCCAAGAGGACGAGAACGGCGAACCTTACATTGTTCTTCCTGATGAGGTAATGGAAGAGTTGTGCTGGCAAGAAGGCGACGTACTTAACTGGGATGTTCGTGGCACAGGCATCATCATCAGTAAGGTCAATGATGCAGCTGGTTACGAGGTTATAGAAGAGTAGAATAAACGGATCGACGGCTGTAATCAGATGTATCAAAAGACGCAAACGGGTGGATTATACGGCGCCAGTTTTGGAAATATGGCTGGACTTAATCCTCTTACAAACCCGGCATTTAAAATCCCTGGCGGAGAAAGTCCGTATAAACAACCAGTTCTACCAAAAGAAGAATCTCCGGAAGAAAATATTCCTTTCTTTTTTCCTGGGCAACAACAATTGCCTAGCGCAGGAATCGGTAATGTTGGTGGTTTAATAGCGCAGCTTCAACCCTCTCAGAAGGTTTACGATATCTTTATGCGCGCTCCTGGCGGCACCGTGGTGGATCATCCAGCATTTGCGCGGCAACGCACTGATACTGCACCTAGACTTTACGACCCAAATGACTATACACAAAATAATAAACAAAATCCTTTGCGCGATTATCGTTGGCCCGCCAGTTTTAGCCGTGGGAGTCTAGAGCCAGGAGTACGTCCATACTTTGGCAACAGACAAGGACCTGGCTTGTACGGTGAAATGGGCACAGGTGCAATTTAAAACTCGTAAAACTGCTAGTATTTAATTAAAGTACAAGGTGAATAATGGCTGACGCTAAAGCCCGTCTACAAGAGATCATCAACGCTTACCTTGATAAGGACAGCGATATTGTCGTTGATACGGGTATTGTTGCGTCCCATATTGCACAGATGAAACTTTTTGGTATCCGCCAAGGAGTTGAATTTTTTCCTGCCCAAGACAACTTTGGCGCACAACGCAAGGATTTCCTTGATCGTGTGATGAAGTACAACAAGATGGATACGCGCCTGGATTCCATCTGGGAGTATTTCTTGTGTGATGGCAAAGGCCTTTTTTATATTCGTCCTACCAAAAACAGCTATCGCCTTTATTATTTCCGC